AAAATTTAGTAGCTTATGGTAGAGATTACGAAGATCATAGAAAGATGCAAGTTTGGGAAAATCTTGATAATGATATAATTGATCAACAGGAGATTGAAAAGGTATTCAATCCAATGGAATTAGAAAATGTATCATTCCCTGCAGCTATAAAAAATTATCCTTTATCAGTACCTAAGATTGATTTACTTCAAGGTGAAGAGATTAAACGTAGGTTTGATTGGTCAGTTATAGCTAGAAATGAAGAATCTCATTCAAATTATACAAAAGTCCTAAGAGATGAGATTTTAAATTTAATGTTAGAGGAAATTCAATCAGAAAGTATTAATGAAGAGGATTTTCAAAAGAAAGTTCAAGAAGTTTCAAAATACTATGAATATGATTTCAAAGACTTAAATGAGATATCAGCTACAAGAGTACTCCAATATCTTTGGAGAGAACAGACTTTAAAAGAAAAATTTACAATAGGTTTCAGAGATGCCCTCATTAAAGGTAGGGAAATTTATAGAGTAGATGTAGCAGGTGGTGAACCTACTGTAGAGAGAGTAGATCCACAAAGAATTTACTTTGTAAGAAGACCTAATTCTCATAAAATAGAAGAGTCTGATATTATCACAGAGATTAATTATGAACCTATAGGAAAAGTTATAGATGAATTTCATGAATATCTTACTAGCGAAGAAGTAAATACTTTAGAAACTGGATTTGAAGTATTAGGTAGTAGAGAAACAAGTGGAACCCTTAATCACGTTAACGGATTTCCAATGATTTTAGTTGGTTCTGAAATTGGTGGAAATGATCCCAATGATGTAGTCAATCAGGTAGTTACTTATGGACTACCTTTTGATTCTCAGGGTAATATAAGGGTTGTTAGAGTAAGATGGCTCGGTAGAAAAAAAATGGGTACATTAACTTTCTTTAATCCTGAAACAGGTATTGAAGAAGAAAAACTTGTATCTGAACACTATAAAGTTAATAAAGAACTTGGAGAATCAGTAAAATGGTTCTGGGTTAATGAAGCAATGGAAGGAACAAGGATTGCTAATACAATTTATGTTAAGACGCAACCTAGAGAAATTCAAATGAGACATTTTGATAATCCATCTAAATGCTTTATTGGTTATATAGGTACTGATTATGGAAAATCTCTTATGAGTAGAATGGAACCATATCAGTACTTATATAATGTTTATATGAGAAGATTAGAACTAGCTATTGCCAGATATAGTGGCCCTGTTCAAGAAATAGATTTTTCAAAGAAACCTGCAGAGTGGCCTACAGAAATGTGGATGTATTATCAGGATGTTCTTGGAAAATATGTTGTAGATAGTTTTAACGAAGGAACTCAAGGAGCATCAAGAGGTAAATTAGCTGGTGTTGTTAATAATACTTCTGGTAGAATTATGGACGCTAATCCAGGTAATTATATTAGAGAACTTATTAGCATGTTACAGTATATTGAAAACCAAATGGGTGAAATAGCTGGTGTTACTAAACAAAGACAAGGACAAGTTGATAACAGAGAAACAGTAGGTGGTATTGAAAGAGCTGTAACACAATCCTCTCATATTACAGAAAGGTGGTTTTATATTCATGATGAAACTAAAAAGAGAGTTCTTGCATCTTTATTAGATACAGCAAAACAAACATGGAAAGATGTTAAAAGTAAAAGGGTATCATTCATAATGGATGATATGGCTAGAAAATTAATTGAGTTTAATGGAGAAGATTTTGCTTCCTCTGAATACGATTTATTTGTAACAAATTCAAGTGACGATCAACAAATTAGAGAATCTCTAAAACAATTAGCTCAGGCAGCTATACAAAATGGTGCATCTCTTACTTTACCTGTTACTATATTTAGAAGTGATAGTATTACTGAGATGGCTAAGAAAATTCAACTTGAAGAAAAAGAGAGAATGCAACAGCAGCAAGAATCTCAAACACAACAACTTGAGTCTGTAGAAAGAATGAAACAAGCTGAGATAGAAGATAAAGCAGCTGATAGAGAACTTAAATATTATGAAATTAATACTAAAGCTTCTACTGAAATAGAAAAAGAACTTATAAAATTAAATTCTATGTCAGAAGAAGATAGTAATAGTAATATTGAAGAAAGAAAAATCTTATTACAAGAACAAAAACAAAGAATAGAAGAAAGAATTGCTAACTTTGATCAGAATTTTAAAAGTAAGCAACTTAATGAAACAATAAGACACAATAAAGCTACAGAAAAGATAACTAAAAGTAAACCAAAAGTTTCTTCTAAGTAATGTTTATAAAAATTAATGAAAAATTTTACAATTTTAATAATGTGTTAGAGTATTATCTGAAAGATAATGTTTTAACACTTTATTTTATTGGTGGTACATCTACTATCATACATGATGTATCTTTAGACTTAAAAGAATTATTAACTAAAAAAATTATTTATGAATGCTAAAAATATTGCAAAAGTGTTTAATGAAAAGAAATATCAATTAAACATGGGAGCAGGAAAACTAGGTAAAATGTATAATGTTTCAAAAGATGTTATATATTCTGCTAAAGAGATTGCAAGAAAGAATATACCAGTAAATAATCTTCCTAAGATATTAGTGTTTGATATTGAAACTACTCCATTACTTGCTTATGTATATCAAACTCAAGTATGGAAAGCCAGAATAGATGCAGGTAAAGTTGTAACAGATTGGTTATGTGTTACATGGGCAGCAAAATGGTTGTTTTCACCAGATGTAATATCATTAGGTATGACTTCAGAAGAAATTGCTAATGAAGATGATTCAAGAATAGTTAAAGAACTATGGAAGTTATTTGATGAAGCTGATATAATAATAGCACACAATGGTAAGAGATTTGATGTTCCTAACATGAATGCTAAATTTTTAATACATGGATTAATTCCACCATCTCCTTATGTTCAAATAGATACTTTAGAAGTAGCTAAAAAGAATTTTGGATTTACATATAACAATTTAAATTATATATGTTCTATTCTTGGAATAGATGGTAAAATTGAAACATCTTTTGAATTATGGAAAGGTTGCATGAAAGGTGATAGAAAATCATTATTAGATATGGAAAAATATAATAGAAATGATACTATAATTCTTGAAGAAGTATATTTAAGACTAAGACCTTGGATTAAGAATCATCCTAACTTAGGAGTTTATATGGAATTAGATACTCCTGTATGTAAGAATTGTGGAAGTGATAAACTTACTTATATGAATAAATATCATCATACACAAACTGGTAAATTTGAGTTGTACAGATGTGATTGTGGTGCTATAGGAAGAAGAAGATTAAATAGTTTTAATAAAGATAAAAAGGATAATCTTTTAGTATAATATATCGTAAAGTCTATAATAGGAAAAATTATAGACTCTAAAATTTGGTGTTAACTTTGATTATGTGTAAATTTGTTTAACTTAAATGTGAGAATAATGGCAGAAGAAGAAAGAATAGATGAAAGCCAGGATTTATTTAACTTTGACCTGGGAACTTTCGAAGAAGCTTCACAGTATCTTCAAGAGAGAATGACTGAAGAAACTGAAGATGATGATAATGATCTAAACGAAGATCAAAATGATGATAATAATTCTAGTAACGATGAGACAAATGAAGATCAGAATGATGAAGAAAGAAATGATGATAAGAGCTCTTCTTCCCAAGAAATAAAAACTGATTCTTCTCGTCTCACTCCATATTTTAAGTTACTAGTGGAAGAAGGGCTCTTTGATTCTGAATCTGAAAAAGATTGGGATGGTACAACAGAAGGTCTTTTAAATCTTGAGATAAATAAATTTAACAAATGGAAAGAGGATTATAAGAATGAAACTCTAAATCCAAGAGTTAAATGGCTACAAGATAATCTTGAAGAAGGAGTTCCTTTTGAGAAACTACTTCAACTTGATAAAGAATCTCTTGTAATTGAAAACATAACTGACGAACAGTTAGAAGAAAATGAAGATTTACAAAGAAATATAGCAAGAGAATACTATAAAAAGACAACAAGATTTTCTGATGAAAAGATAGAAAAAGATATTCAAAGACTTCTTGAATCAAAAGAATTGAAAGATGAATCTTTAGGACTTGTAAAAGAACTAAAAACCATCATAGATACTGAAAAACAAAAAGTAGTTGAAGATGCCAGACAAGAAAGATTGATGGCAGAAAAACAACAACAAGAGAATTTGAAATTATTTAAAGATATGTTAACTAAGACAGAGGAAGTAATTCCTGGATTAAGAGTTAATGATATTATGAGAGAAAAAATAAATTCAACTCTTACAACAGTGGTGGCAGTAGATGAAGCAAC